CAAGTTGTGCTGCTGAAGGGCTATCGCCTACATAATAATCTTTAAATGCAAGTTTTCCTGGTGCAAAAGAACTTGTTACTGCTGGTGTCGTTGCCGCTGTCGTTGCTGCTGCTGGTATTCCAGCTGTGCCACCACCAGCGTTTATATATTCTTGTTCACTTCCATATCCTAGTCTCATCCATAATGGTCTGTCTTGGTCTTCTCCGCCACGTTCATTAATAGTATTCTGCCCCATTTCAGGATTACCATATGCTCCAACAAGTCCTAATCCTCTATCTTTCATGTATTTTTTAAAATCTTCTTCACCATATCCATAACCATAATTACCTGCAACATTTTTTGCAAAAAAAGCTTTATTTCTATCAAAACCAAATGAACCAACTGTGCCTAATAAAGAATTTAAAAGTACAGATGGAGTTTGAGGTGGTTTATATGTAGAACCTGCTAAATTTAAAGCAGCAGTTCTGTTTGCCTGATATTTTGAACCAGGCCCTACTGCAGACCTATCTACTCCTCCAAGTTTAATGTCACCTATTGTTTTTGTACGATCTTTATTTTGATTTTGAGATAAATTTATTCCTAATTCTCTATTGTTGGACTGTGCTTTTTGAATATTTTTAAGTTGATTAGAATAAGATTGAGAAGGTCCTTCATCTCCTTTTCCATAACTTTCAGATGCTTTTTCTGTTGTTGATTTATCCTCTTTTCCTTTATCTTTTGCACCTCCAGACCCTCCACGATATCCACCTGGTCCACGATAACCTGGTCTTACACCATGTCTAGTTGGTTTAACTAATTGTCCACTAGCATATCCAGCTCTACCACCCATAGCCATGCCTGACATAGCTTCTTGTCTAAATTCTTCTAGGGACATTGGTTCTAGTCCCATTTCTTCCATTTCAAAAACATATTTTTGATACTCTTCTAGTAACATATAATCTGCTTCTGCTATTTGTTGTGGTGATTTAGGTCCTTCATTACCTGAGTAGGTAATGTCTGACGCGCCTGTATCTAGTGATTCTAATCCTGTTTTCATATAATTTTTAAGTTAATTTTAAAAGCAGGAATTTAACCTGGGTTTGTAATAATACTTGTTTTTACTAATTAAATCAAGTCTAGGATGTTACTTCTCTAGGCTTAATTTCTAGCGCAGATAAGACTACATGTAGCCTATTTGCGGTTGCTGCTGTTACTTTTAATACTTCACTCTCTTGTAATACAAGAGGAGCTGATAATAGTTCCGTGGTCGCATTAGCAGATATCGATTTAGTCTTAAATAAACTAAATACAGCATCAGCTGTATCTGTAATAGTTACAGTTATAGTGTCTGCATTACCAGAATCTTCTGATACTAATATAGATTTTATAACAGCAGTTGTAGCTGATGGCACAGTATACAATGTCGTAGCTGAAGTGCTAGTTAAATCTACTTTTTTATTTACAAATGAATTAGCCAAAGAAATATGCCTCCGCTTCCGCCTCTTCTTTTAAATCTTGTTGAAACGTTGTATTTAATTTTTGTACAATACTATCTATATCTCTAACTAAAGATTGTTGTACTTGTTGATCGTAGTCTTCTAAAGGTTGTGTTAATGATTGTACTATTCTAGCCATTATCTTCTACCATCCGGTTGTATATCTAATCTAAATGTTCCTAGTTTCCAAAATTGACTTGTGCTTGTGTTATCTACTTTTAAAGATATTGATCTAGCTCTTGCACGCGTGTCAATTTTATTTGTACCACTTGTAACAGTAAAAGGCCCTAATGTAGAACTGGCTTGTGTTTGATTAGGAAAATCTCTTAAATTTAATGTAACTCTTGTATCACCTGTTTGTGTTAAAAAATCTGGTAACACTCTTCTTATTTTCATTATAAACTCACCATCACCTTCTAGTCCTTGTTGACCAATATCAAAATCACCAGACTCAATACTAGATGTTATAGAAGTAGTTGCACCTTCTCTTATTTGATCTAATCCTTTTTCATGTTCATAGTAATAACTAACACCGTCTGTGTTTCCTTGTACATAAGTTGCTGAACCTGATGTACCATTAGAACTTGTATCATATTCTGATGCATGAGGTTTACCAAATACAGCAGAATCTTGCCAAGCACTTCTTGCTAATGTGCCTGTTGTCCATACAGGTCTTTCTGGTGTTGAATCTAAATAGTTATAACAAACCATTCTATTAACTGTGCTTGCTCCTGAGTTAGGATAGAACCACATTACTTCACCAAACAAGTTATTTAATCCTGCATTAATGTGTTGTTTTGGAATTGTATTAATATCATCGTAAACATGGTCTTCAACTAAACATGGTAGTGATTCTAGTTTACCAGTGTATCTAAAGAAACCATTCTCTGACATCCAATAAGCAGAACCATCAACCTCTACGGCTGCGTTTTTTCCAATTAATCCACAGTTTGTACCAACTTGTTGAAATGAAAAAGTAAATGGAGCGCCAACAAATCTCATAATAAATAAAGACGTATCAGTCCAAACGTAAATTGCATCTCTACCTCTTATAGCTCCTACAATTTTTGATCCATCTGCTAGTCTTTGTGTACCAGCAGTGTTAGTTGCACTAGGTGCATATGATGTTGTTGCATCAATAGATTCTTGGTCCGAGAACCGGATAAACATTTCATCTCTTGTACTTGATGTACCTATAGTTGTTTCTGTTCCAAAAAATATTAAGTGTCTGTCAGGTGATGATACTAAACTAAATGATGATGCTGTTGGTGCATTTGATAATATAGTTGCTCTAGTAGATGTTGCACCTGTTGGATCAGAATCCCATGTAAATGTTTCTCCACCAAATATAGTTGCAACAAGTTTATTACCAAAATTATCTAATGACCATAAACCTGGTGCTGTTACAATATCTCCTGATGCTGCAGCGTTCCATGCAAAATAATTAGATGCATCTGTGACTGTTGCACCTGACGAATGTGATGCTGCGGTTGTACCATTAGCACCTCTTGTTAATCCTGTTAATGTACCGCCACTATTTCCTGTATACGTAATTAATTCAGATCCTATAATAACAGTTCCTGATGATGCAAAAGATGTAGAACTTGCCATTGTTAAACTTGTAACTGATGTATTAATGCTTGATGATAGTGTTGAAGTAAATTGTCCTGATTGTGTACCACCCCATTGACCAAGTCCCCAACCAGTAGATGCTGTTTCAACTGCTGGTCCTACAGGGTAATAATGTTTTACTCTAATACCACCTGATGTAGATGCACCTGATCCTGATTCGTTGGAAGGCATACTAATTGTTAAAGTAGTATCTGTTGGAATACTTGTTACCATAAATTTTACGTCAGTAAAATCACCTGATGTATATCCAGAATTAGTAATACTTGTAAAATTATCTAATAAAATAATATCAAATTTATTAATATTGTGTGCTGATGCAAAAGTTATTGTTACAGTTGCAGATCCATTGGTTGTAGAGAAAGCACTTGTTAAAGTTGTTGTTGTTTTAATTGGATGTATGTCGTAAAAAATACCTCCAGAATATGCATATAAAATTCTATTAGTTCCAAGAGCCGCGTACTTTATACCACTAGCATTAACAAAATGGTGAATGGCTGTATTACGTCCTGTTAATTCAATAGAACCTAATTGTGCCCAACCACCTATTTTTTCAGGTGTACCATATCTAAAACGAACATTATCACCATTAACCCATTGGCCTTCGCCACCTGTTGCGGTAACTTGTTTATTAAATCCTGGTGCAAATTTTACTTTTTGTAACATAAAAATCCTATAATATTTAGGCAGGAGATGGTGTGGTGGAATCTCCCGCCAGAATATTATTCTACTATATTATTTAGGTAATTTAAAGCCTTTATACCATGCAGGCAAGCCTAAAAATGGTCTTTTATCAAATTCATTTTCTTTAGCTATTTTAGAGTTAGCTTTATTATAATGTAAAAATACTTGAGCACAGTCTTTACCAGTAAATTCTTCTCTCCAATGTTCAAGTTCACAACCAGAATATATTAACATGTCTCCATGGTTTAAATCTATTTTAATACCTGCTTGACCATTTTTACCAGTTGGATCTAAATATATAGGCCATGAGTCACCACCTAAATTTAACGTAGTAGATATTTCACATGAGTATCTGTCCTTGTGTCTAGCTAATACGTCTCCTTTTTTATATATTCTAGCATAAGAATATGTAGGAGATAGTTTTAATTTTGTGTGTTTTTCCATAACAGGTTTTACTTTTTGTAACAAAGTTTCCATAACCATATCACTATAATGTGAATAGGTGTTAGGCACTTGTGTATCATTCCATACTCCCCAATATTCTGTAAAAGGAGATATAAATTTTTGATCAAATAAAAATCTTGCAACTTTTCTTTTATTTAAAAAATAAGCAAAACAAAAATCTGCCATTTCTTTTGATATAACATTTTTTAATACACTGTATTTATTTTTTTTAAAACTCATCCGTGATACTCCAACCATCCATTAATCATATATTTAGCATTTTTTAAAGGGGGATTACCTCTATGAAAATGAGTCCAAGAAGCAGGGGCTAATACCATTCTGCCTGTTTTTGGTTTTACTCTTTCATGTTGGTATAAAAATTCTGTTTCTCCGCCTTCTTCACAATCGTTTAAATACATAAAAACTAAAATCATTCTTCGTGAATCTTTTAAATTACTATTTTCACAATGCCACACATGATAACCCTCACCAGGTAAAGTTCTTTGTATTTTTATATCATTATTAATATCATATCTACCAACACCATCTATTAATACTGGATATTCTTTTTTGTATTTTTCTAAAGTTTTTGAAAGAGCCTCTACAAAACTTTTTAAAATTATTCCATTAGCAGACATAATTATAGAATCGTCTTTATTCCAATTGTTAATAAAATATATTTCATTGTCTCGTTTTAAAGAGGAACTATATTCATCTTCTAATCGATGAACTGTTTCTACATTTTCAAAATGTTCAATAACTTTTTTACAATAATCTACAGAAACTACGTCGTCATATATTCCTATAAAATTTTTATTTTTTTGGAACGCCGATTCTTTTAATGACATTTTTTCCTTTCAGTTGCATTTTAGATTTTATAAAATTATCTATAAAATTTGGCTTGGTTTTTAATGGAGAAGACTCTAATAAAGTTTTAATAACTGCTTTTTTCATATCTTTATTTTGCATTTAAAACACCATTCGGTATAGCTTGACAATTCCAATGTATGAATCTAAATGGTTCATATCCTATATCTACCATATATTGATGTGGCATGTAAGATGGAAAAAACATTAATCTACCTGGTTGTACTTTATAATTTATTTGAGATGTGGCATAAGTAATTTTTGTTTTATCTTTTTCTGGTAAAAGGTTCATAACATTACCTGGTCTTGGATCTTCAAATAATGGCATAGATGTTTTTTCACTAGCTTTTAAAAAATAAAAACCAGACATGTGACCATTCCAATGAGTGTGTAATGTGTGGTGTCCCCCACCTTGTTTTGCAAATTCTTGTACCCACATTTCTGTAATAAATACAGTGTAATTAGTTAAATCAAAACCCATTTCAATTAATAAATTGTTAGATGTTGCACCTATATAGGTTTGTAATTCTTTAAATTTAGGATCATTAATTAAAGATGTTGAATGAAAAACGTGACCCATATCTCCTTTATTACCAAATTTTTTATTACGTTTATATATATCTGGTTTTAATCTTTTTTGTGCTTCTTTTATATATTTATCAGATGCCTTATTTAATTTTTTAACATATTTAGGTTCATCAGCAAACCATATTGGACATTTAAATAAATCTTCTCTTGCTAATTGTTTTGGAAAACTCATTTATATGGCCATCCTAAATTCCAGATAACCAAACTATGTCTTGTTCCTTTTTTAACTGGACATACTCTATGCCAAACAAAACCAGGAAATACTACTAAAGATCCTTTAGGTAATATTTCTGTACACTTTCTAATGTTGGGTTTTTTATCAGGATCTTGATTTCTAAAATCAAATTCTAATTCACCACCTTTATAATCTTTTGGATCTGATAAAGTAACTGTAACAGATAGTTTCCTTATTTTACCGTTTGATGGATCATTTCCTTCTCGCATATAAGGTTGATCCCAACCATCACAATGCCAATCATAAAATTGACCTTTGGTATATTTTGTAAATTGACAAGATTCAGAAAAATCCCATTGAAAATTCCAACCAGCGTTTGCATTTGCTTGATGAATATAGGGTTGTATTTCGTTATATATCCATCTATCATTCATCCAAACAATATCTGAATTTCTTTTCTTTTTTAAATTTTTAACTTGTTTTTGATTTAATTTTTGATTACCAAAACCACCCGTCACTGCCATTTGATCCTGTAATTGTTTTCCGTAACGAACAATATCATCACATATACGTAAAGGTATTGCTGATTTAAAAAACCAATAATAATTTGTTAATTGCATATTCTTTCTTTTACCACAATAAAAATAATATACTTATTTATATTAAAAAGTCCAGAGGTTTGCTCTTTTTTGTTTATAATGTGTTTTTAAATTCCACATTCCAGGAGCTTTGTTTAATTGTTTTACAATAACAATTCCTGATCCACCTGTGGCTCCACCAGAATGACCAACGCCTGATCCACCTCCGCCACCGCCTGTGTTGGCAGTTCCATTTGTACCAGCTCCACATTTAGCACCAGCACCACCTCCACCAGCACCGCCAGATCTATTTCCAGAGTTACCCATTCCTCCTCCACCACCAGCGTAAGTTACATCTGAACCTGTTATTGTTGAAGGAGCTCCAGCTCCACCAACACCTCCTATACCATTAGGCCCACAACCATCAGCACCAGCAGCACTAGCACCGCCACCACCGCCTGTATTATCCGCACCTCCACCAGCGTCAGGTTGACTATCTCCACCTGGATTTCCTTGAGAAGGACTTACAGGAGGAGTATTACCTGCACCTCCACAATTACCACCTAAAGAAGAACCTCCACCTGATCCACCATTAACTCCATCGGCTGCATCATTCCATGTTCCACCACCTCCTCCACCATTACTAGTGACAGAGCATATAGTTGGTGCACCTGTTAAACTACTATTTGTACCTGTACCACCTGCACCACCAGCGTGATAACTACCTGAAGATGCTGCACCACCACCGCCTACGACAGCAGTAAGAGTAATGCTTCCAGAAACAGGAACACTTGATCCACTTCTAAAACCTCCTGCGCCACCGCCGCCACCATAACCGCCGCCACCGCCACCGCCACCAGCAACTACTATGTAGTCAACAAGTCTAGTTCCTGATTCTAATGTTACGTTACCGTCTGCTGTAAAAGAAGTAACAGTGTCCCCACCTGCAGATATTGAAGGTACAAGACTTGTTCCTATTAATCCGCCGTTAGTTCTGGCCATTTAAGTCTCCTATGCGGACACCCAAGCTGAACCATTCCAATTGTAAACTGTTTTTGGATCTGAAGTGTCGTTTGATTTAGTGGCTTCCCAACCTTTAGTGTTGTCTGCCTGATATTTTGTTTCGTTCCATGAAATTAAATAAACCCATGAAGGTGTTTCTTCACCATCATCAGTTACTGATGGATATGTTATTGGTGCTTGCCAATCGTCACTACCATCTAAAGACCAAGATTTATAAGGTTGTCGTGCTATAAATTTATTTTTAGATGCATCATATCTCATTCCAATACCTGCATATTGCTTTCTAAAATTATTATTATAAGAAGTTTGTTTCCATGTTCCACCTTTAAAAAAGTTTATACACCATGTTTCACCATCAACATGTTCGTCTGAAGGTACACAATCGTTTCCAACCACTACTACTCTTTTTACAACTAAATGTGTATCTGATGTAAAACCAGTTGGGTCGGTTTTTGATTCTAATTCTGCAAAATGTGCCATTTTATTTTCTCCTTAAAAGTTTATTTATATTTTATGCCTCTCCAATTGTCAATGTTCCTGATGCTGTAAACTTACCAATTTTATCACCACCTGGATGTGTTGAAGCTGTAAATGCACAACAAGGACTACCAGTAAAAGCAAGAGCACTTGGTCCTCTTACAACCACAATACCTGAACCACCATTACCACCAAGACCTGGTGTACTTGGTGATCCACTAATTTTATTACCACCTCCACCGCCACCACCAGTGTTTGTAGTTCCTGCTTGTGCAGGAGTTGAAGCGTCAGTTGTTCCATCACCACCTCCACCTGCTCCACCGTCACCATGACTAGGAGAAGTTCCTCCACCAGCTCCAACTCCACCACCACCTCCAGCGTAAGATGTATCTGGCCCTAAAATTGTATTTGGTGCTCCAGCACCACCAGCTCCAGCAGATCCTGAAGTAGCTTGTCCTCCAGCAGCAGTAGCTCCTCCACCTCCAGATCCATCGTAAGGATAACCATCTCTTAAAGCAGGATGTAAAGGACCTCCTGGATTACCTTGTGCTGGACTTGTTGGAGGAGTATTACCAAAACCTCCACTATAATTTCCACCAGGACTAAAATCATTTTCATTGTCAGAAGATACTATACCTCCACCAGAACCTCCAGCTAGATTAGCTGCACTTCCGTTAGCCCAACCTCCACCACCACCTGTTGATGTAATTGTTGAAAAAGATGAGTCATTTCCTGTTGAACCTGTATTTGCATATGGGCTAGAGGCTCCTGAATTTCCACCGCCTCCAACTGTAACTGTATAACTTCCTAAACTTAAATTTAATGTTGATCCTCTTAATGGACTTGGACCATATCCTGATGCACGATAACCTCCTGCACCACCTCCACCAGCAGCTCTTACTTGATTATCTGGAGAAGCATAATATTGATTACTACCACCACCTCCACCACCAGCAACTACCATGTAATCTATTGATTCTGTTCTAGTTATCCAAGTAGAACATTTAACATTTGAAAAATGATCGTGAATATTCCACGAACCAGGTGCAATAGCTTTTAAACTTACTGCGTTTTGTTTTATTATTACAATTCCTGATCCGCCTAAAGTACCGCCACCACCGCCACCTCCGCCAGTGTTAGCTGTTCCATTTGCTCCTGTTGCTGGGCCATTACTTCCAGCACCTCCACCACCAGGTCCTGCTGCTCCTACTGTACCATAAGGTGATGTTGGTGAAAAAACTCCACCTCCTCCACCGCCAGCATATACTCCTGAATTAGGTGCTCCTGGAAAAGTTGGAGAAACATCAGTTCCTGGTCCACCATTTCCTCCGCAACCTGTACCTTTTTGGTTAGATGTTTTTGTACCATTGGCTCCAGCTCCACCAGAACCTCCTCCGCCACCACCAGCGTAAGAATAACATTGATCAAATACTCCATTTCCACCAGCGTTTCCTTCTGATGGTGAATAACATCCTTCATTACCTGCTGCTCCAGAGGCATTGTTATGACAACCTCCTGCACCAGATCCACCTGTTCTAGCAGTTCCACCAACTTGTGATCCTCCACCAGTAGCGGATTGACAAAATGCACTTGAATCTACTCCACAAGAACTTCCTGGTCCAGATCCACCGCCACCAACAACTACTTGGGATGGATTTCTTGATATTGCCCCAGGAACTGTAAGAGATAAATTTCTTAATCCACCAGCTCCTCCAGCTCCATTTCTTCCAGCGCAGCCACCACCGCCTCCACCAGCAACAATTAATACTTGAGCTGGTCTAGATTGACCATAATCATTATCTGTAAAAGTAAAATTACTGGTTGATGTTACTACCGTTTGACTTGCTGAAACGCACTTAGCTGCTTTTACAGCATTACAAGGTCCAATTATACCGCCATTACCAGCCATAAATTAAACCTCCTACGCGTCGTCTAACAATTC